TTTTTCGTATTTACCAGTAGCGCCGTTATAAACCGCTTTATCACCTACTTCAAATGAAATAGCTGGGGTAAATTGAGTACCCGCAACCGATACTTGGTAAACGTCTCCGTTATTTCCAGTTCCATCTACAAGCGCAGGAGAGTTAGTTGAAGCATCCCAAAGACCTTTGTATTCCATTGGGTCTGGCAATGTCTCAATAGCTGTTTCTAAGTCTTGTAATGCAGCTTTTACTGTTTGATTATCAGAAATAATTGTACCAGTAAATGTTCCTAAATCCTGTGAATTTGTAGGAACTCCACTAAGAGTTACTAAATCGTCAATTCTTGCAATTTCAGTACTTAAGCTAGTATTAATTAAGTCAATATCTTCTTGCAATTCAACTAACGCATCTTGTGCATTACTTGCGTTTAAATTTCCAGTAGGGATTACTGAAATAGCAGAAGCATCGTGAGCATCTGTTGTTTCCGTAATGTGGTTAGAAATGTCAGTAGCGTTAGTATTTAACTGAGTTTGAATGCTAGAAGTTACTCCAGAAACATAAGATATTTCAGTATCTGTTGTTACAGAAGAAACTACTTCGCCACTTGAGTTAATAACTAATGCTTTTGATGCTGATTCATCTGGTAGAGTTAGTTTCCCTCTTACCTGCGCACCGGTTTTTAATTTTCTTGGGGAAATTGCCATTTTTTACTCCTATTCGATAAATATTTTACCCACGAATCTAGTATCGGGGCTTGAGAGAACTTTTAATGTAACATCGTTGCTATTTAAAAATATAGCACAATCAATAACTTCGTAATCTGAACCATTTAATTCCATACAAGTAACAACCGGATTAATCTTAGCGTGAAAACTAAAAGGAATACTTAAAGAATATTCACCTGCGCTAGGTCCAACCCAATCAGTTAATAGTATAGTTTTTGTATACTTACTTACACTTCCTGAACCTACTGCTTTAAAGTCAATTGTATTGGTTCCGGGGTTAGCAACAATTTCAACTGAGCTATCAGAAGATGTAAAAGTAATTACATCTCCATCTACACTTCCGCCGGTAGGGGCATCTATAGTAGTAGACCCTCCGGCTTCGTTAAAAGAACTTGCAACAATCCTGACAAAATTAGTAAGTGAATCGTAATTTGTGCACTGTACTAAAATTTCATCGTAAGTACTAACATTTACTACTGTCTTTGAATTTCCAGTAATTGTATCTAATAAATCCCAGTCTTGTTGACCAACAATTCTAGCTTTAACTGTTACAATATTACCAGAATTTGCTTGTTCTACAACAACTCTAATTTTAGTTTCATCAGAAATTGAAGAAGGAGGAAAATCAAACGTAGACGTTATTTGTTGGTTAACGCTATATTTTACACAATTAGACACATTAACTCCTTTTTAATTAATAATCGGTTAATTCTGCCAAAACTAAGTCTTTTAATTCTTGTGAAACTAAAATATTATCTGGAACTAAGTTTTGTATTAAAGCTTTAGCAGTAGTTGGTCTAGAAGTCATTAATGCCGACTGAATTGGCGCAAAAGTTGTTTGCATTTCAGTTATCTGTTGGGCAGTTAGTTCTTGTTCTAGATTATGCCCAGCAATTATATCTAGACATCGGACACATGCTTCTCTTGCTTTTTTACCAGCTTCCAGTTTTTGCATTTTAATATTTTCTTGATTTATTTTTAATTGTACTAAATTATCTAACTGTAGTAGTTCTTCATCCGTTGGCTTAGTAACTTGTTCAAATGACCATCTGGATATTAATCCGTTCTCAATAGAATAACTATCTGAGTTTTTATTTACTGGCTTATCTTTTAAAAATTCTTCTATTAATAGAACAATATCTTTTTGTTTTAATAATTCACTACTTATACTCATTTTTTAACTCCTTTTAACTAATTTTTTCAAAAACAAATGATAGGTATTCTTCATTTATACCAAATCCACCTACATTTCCTAACCCATTAGTAGCTACTGCGCTAGTTGAAATTACTTGTATTTCAAAACTCTTTTGTGACGCTATAGTAAATGACCCAATTATTGGAGCATTTGCGATTCCATTTGTAGTTCTAGCATTTTGTCCAATTACTGCATCAGTAGAATCTGTAATATTTCTAAGTTTTGATTTTACATCTATTGATCCGGTTGAGAATAAGGTAGAACTTCCATACATTATATAAGTACCAGCAGAAAGGGTTAGTGTTGTATTAGTTCCACCTACTCCAGTAAAAGAGGCATTATTTACAACTACTCCTTGTGGATCAAATAAAGTATTCATAACTCTAGCTATAAATGATGTAGATGACGAGCCTCCCGCTGTAGCATTTTTTAAATCTTTTATTATAAATTTACTAGTTGATGTTCCAGAAGAAGAAATTCCTTCAATTTGCCATCTTTGGGTAGTCGTGTCATAATTTAAACTAATACTTGCATTATTTGGTAAACTCATATTCACGTTATTACCTGTGAATATTCTTCGAGATGCAGTTCCTACAGCAGCATTACTATCTACGATTAGAATAGTGTTTCCAGTTCTATTGTTAATAACTAATTGTTGTCCATTAGCTCCTGCTGGAATATTTGCCAACGAAGATAAAGAACTGTTAGTTAATCGAACTACACCGGCTGTAAAACTAGCTAAAGAAGCGTTAGCTCCAGTAGTTGTTGAGTCAGTTTGAGCTTGAGTTTCTAAGTGTTTTGTAGTTCCTAATACTAGTCCATTTGCTGATACTGTTAAGTCTGAAGAATTTGACATTACTCCAGAAGCATCGTTATGTACTACAGCATTTGCTGTACCAGAAGCTAACTTAGCTCTAGTAATATTAGCTCCGGTTTTAATATCCGCATCTTCAATATTAGTTACAGTATTTGTATCTGCGTCTAAACTTAATCCTGCTACGACTCCCGTATCGCTTAATGTTACTGTAGAATTTTGAATTAATTTACCAGTAATACCATCAAATCTAGCAATTGCATTATCTGTAGAAGATGCAGGTCCATTTACATCACCAAACCCAGAAAATCCATCAATTTCTGTTTGTAATTCTACTAAAGCAGATTGAACATCTGTAGAAGTTAAATTACCTGTGGGTACAACAGAAATAGCACTAGCGTCGTGTGCATCGGTTGTATCAGTAATATGCGCTTGTAAAGCACTATCTAATGCTCTAGTATCTACGTCCGTTTGAAGTTCATTTAAAGCACTTTGTACATCTGTTGAAGTTAAGTTACCAGAAGGAACATTTGAAATAGCAGAAGCATCGTGCGCGTCTGTTGTGTCTGCAATGTGATCTGCTAAAATAGTTTGAGTTGCATCTAAATCAAAGTCTACTTCATCGATTGCATCCTGTACGTTAGTTGCTGCTAATCCGGACACAGTATTATCGTAACTGATTTCCGACGCTTCATTTTGTTGCGCAAGTCCATTATCAACGTATGTTTTTACAGCAAGAGCAGACGGAACTTGAGTATCGCTGGCTCCAGTTAAAGTTGTAGAAGTATTTAGTACTCCTGCTTTTAAATTATCTACTTCTAAATTAGAAATAGGGTTATTATCTGCATCAATTGATTTATTAGTTACAGTAGAAGTACTAGTTTCTGTTAAAACTGGCGATCTAGTAGTTCCATCGTGATAATTTAATTTTCCATCTGCAGAATTTACTTCTAGCTCACCGATTGTATCGGAATTAAGAATTGCCTTTGCTTTTATTCGCAATCCGTTCCAAATCTGTTTATAGTTAATCATTAAAAATCTCCTGTATATTTAAACGTATAGTTTCCTGCAGACTTACTCCAACCATTTAAACAATTAGATATTGACTTTCTTCCAATATTTAAACTTGTAGCAGCATTATCTACGCTGTCGAAATTAAAAAATTCACCGGTTTTAGAAATAGCGGTAACTGGTTTTCTTTTCTTAAAAAAAGGTAAACCCTTCTTTTTTTGACTCATTTTTAATTTAGTTTCTTCTGATCTTTTTTTACCTAATTGTTTCTGATTACCTTTTGCAGATTCTGACATTTTTTTCTTTGTTTCATCTAAAATTATTCTGTTTTTCATTTGATCAGATAATAATTTCTTATGTTCTTCAGTTACCTTATGTCCATACCCGGGATGATCTTTTCCTACTTTTCCTTTCATAAAATTTGATAACTTTTGTTTAGTTTCTTCCGATGAAACTCTTCCATTATTTCCCCCAGAAGTTAGATTATAACCATTTGGGGATAAAGTATTATAGAATGTTATCCAATGCTGCTCTCTTTCATTTAATAAATTAATGGATTCTACATTTTCAATTAATTCTATTGTAAAATTTTCTTCTCCATATTTTTTTAATGCTTCGTATAAGGCTGAACAATTAGCACGTTTTTTGTGCTCTTTAAATCTTTTTAGTAATGGACGGATAGTTTGTCCAATATACATTTTATTATTAATATTATTAGTGATTTTATAAATTATCATAGTTCCTATACTTAGTTGTTTAAAATACTAATTGCGCGGTAAGATACAATCCCAGTATGATTTATTCCAGTAATTGCTTCAGTAGAAAATTGAATCTGACCAAGATCGGTCATATTAAAATTAATAAACGCTTCGCCTTCTCCCATTCTAGCAACTTCCCATTTTTCACCGTTTGGGCGAGAACTATTGTAAACTACTTCTAAAGTACCAGCTTCTGATACTTCTAATCCGTCTGGTGGTCCAGAATCTTCAGTTTTGCGATAAACAGTATAATACACGGTAGCAGAACGTACTTCTGAAGGAGGAAATACTAGATTATCTAAGTCAATATTAGTTCCGGGATTAAATGCATCAATTGATTGTGCTTGAGGAGAAACGTCAAACGTGCCAGTAAATACGTTTACTGCATCTGCAAGAGCTTGAAATGCCTCAATTACTGCGGGTGCCCAATTTGCTGAAGTTCCAGACGAAGGAATATCTATAATTGTACCTTTTATAATTATTTTTGGCATTTATAGCTCCATTTATACCCATAGTATTCTGTTTTTAGTTTAATTGCTCTTCTTATTCCAAATCTATTTATTTTTGGAAATTTTGAACATAAATCTCTAATACAGCTATGTTTTGATTCAAATTCTATTGTTTCGGTTCCAGAAGTAGCGACAATTGGCTTTGATAATCTTAACGCATACGCCTTTCTAGCCCCTTCAACTGCTCTACTTTTACGATTAAATCTTTTTGGTTTTTTTGGACCAATCTTTGGTTCTTGTTGTCTTTTTAGAGCTTCAGGTAGTCCTCTTTTTTTTGCGCTTTCTGACATTTTTTTCTTACTTTCTTCTGAAAATTTACGTCCAGTACAATTTACAGCAACTGGGTTAATATTAAAAAAAGGTTTCAAATTATCTAAGTATTTTTGTTCAGCATCAAGAATTATACTAGTGTCTTCGATTACTTCTAATACTTTAAATTTAAAGCTGTTTTCTCCGTATTTATTATACGAATTTTGCAGTTTAAAAGAATGATGCTTATTTGCCCTTAAATCTCTAAGGTGGTAACTCCACCTAGTTTTAATACATTTTACAGAACTACCCACATAAATCAACCCATTGATTTTATTAGTGATACTGTAAATACCTGTAATATTTTTTTTCAAAAATAATTCTCCTAATAATAGTTGTTAATTTGGGCAATTCTAAAACTAAAAAGCCCCGCATAAAGCAGGGCTAATAGTTTAATCAATTACTTGTATTTATTAAGCAACAGCGTAAACAAATTCAATTGCAACGTCTGTAAGACCAGTTGCATCAACACTTACTGAAATTTTTTGTGCAACAGCAAGTGATGGAGCTGCTAAAAGAGCAACAACTGCACCTGTAGCACGGTTAGTTACTTTAGCCACAAAGCATTTTTTAACTGCTTCAGAAAGACTTAGAGTAATAACAGTAGTTGCAATTGTAGAGTTATCGATAGAAATAATATCTGGAGCGTCGCAAGCTGCAGAAACTAGGTTAGCTGTAGCAATTACGCTTTGTGCTTCTAGTTGTCTAGCTTGAACTTGGCTAGATTTTGAATCGTAAGATGACATAGAATCTCCTTAAATTAATAGTATAGTTAAAATAGAAAAGGCTGGACGTTTTAAGCCCAGCCGTTAATTATCAGACAGTATTTACGATACCAGTAAGAAGAACGTTCTTACCCGGAGCCATACAGAAAATTGCTTGATCTGTATATAGTCTCATTTCGTAACCTGCTGAGTTTTCTAGATCGCGGAAGAAATCTTCCCCTTGACCCGGACGTTTGAAAGTAATGTCGCTAGACCCTACTCTCATCCACTCTTCA